CTGGCTAGCCAGGGCAGCTCGCACGAGATCTCGTTCCGCCGAGGCATCTCTCCCACAAGCATCCTTCGGCTCAACGTAGCGAACGAGACGACGCGGAAGAAGGTCATCAAAGACCTTCGAGCTGCAGGCATCGAGGAAGTGAACGGGCTGCCGGTGGAAGATCTCGTCGTCGTGGGCGGCTCCAACGAGGAGATCTACAAGAAGTACGTCGAGCCCATGATGACGGAGAGGCGAAATGCAGCCTAAGTTCAGGTTCCGGGACGTCTACGTGGTTACCGCTCCTCCGGGGGACTACAACGGCATCGACATCGCCGTTGGGGTGCGGGTGGTGGAGGGCCACGTCAACCCCGGTACTAAGCAGAAGGAGAGGTCCATCGAGTGGCTAGCTGCGGACGGCAGCTTCCAGGGGGGCCACACTCTTTTCGGGGACGTGGTCAAGGCGGAGAACGACATCACCGAGGTGCAGGACACCAGCATCGAGGAAGGCGAAGTCTTTCGCTTCGAGCCTTTGACTATGAGCCTGTGGAAGAAGCTGCTAGATGGAGGGTTCATCCGAGCTTCGGATTCCCTGGCAGCTATTACGGATATAGGCATTCTGAAGAATGCGCTCATTCAAGACGTGTTGGAAGAGTGGTGGGTCGAAGAGCCCGAGGACGTCTGGTGATCGACAGATCTTCTTTCCCTTGACAATCGATCTCCTTGTTGCTAGGCTGGTGCCTAGATGGAGGACGACCCCCTTGGCGATCGACCCCATCAGGTAGAGCTGCATGGAGAAGTGAGGCGTATGATTCGGACTTCGACGAAGAAGGTCGCTGTCCCTCTCGGCAAGGGGCTCTTTCGAGAGACCACCATCGAGATGGAGCAGCACTACCACGACAACACGAAGAAGCTCGTCAAGACGGAGGAGAAGAGCCGGACTGAGGGGAGGCTCCTTCGGGCGGCCGAGCAGAAAGAGAAGGCTTCCGTCCAGCTGATGGATGCCGACACCTTCGAGGTTCTTTCGTTGGTGGAGGCTACAGAGTCGCAGGCGGTTTCGGTTCAGGAGCAGCCGGCGGAAGAGCCGGCAGAGGAGCAACCCAAGGTTGCTTCACCTGCTCAGGAACCTTCGGCGGCTCAAGCCGCGGACGTAGGGAAAAGTGAAGAGGACGACATGGCAAAGGCAGTAGCAAAGAAGGGCGCGGCCAAAGCGAAGGCTGCGGCCAAGAAGAAGACCACAACCAAGGCCAAGGCGGCGCCGAAGAAGAAGGCGGCGCCGAAGAAGAAGGCGGCGCCGAAGAAGAAGGCGGCTTCGAAGAGCAACGGCAAGAAGGCCGCTCCGAAGAGCAACGGCGCTCCGAAGACCGCTCCTGCTAGCGGGCAGAGCGGACCGCCCATCGACATGAGCGAGAAGGCGCTCAACGCCAAGGAGCTGAAGATCTTGAGTGCTCTCTGCAACGGGCAGGGCACCATGACGATCAAGGAGCTGGCGTCGGCGTGCTTCAAGGGCAAAGCCAAGGCGCAGGCAAACAGCTGGGTGCGGAACTCGCTCCGGAGGCCGGCCCGAGCTGGGCTCATCGAGCAGGTCGAGCGCGGGACCTACAAGGCCACCGCGAAGGGCAAGAAGCACGCAGCTGACGCCAAGAAGTGACCCAGTACGAGGTAGTCCGCGACGCTGAGCGCCTAGGCCCCATCGCGAACGAGGTCGACAGCGCTCAGGTCGTAGGGCTAGACATCGAGACGACGCACCTGTCGCCTCTCCATGGCGATATTCGACTGGTACAGCTGAACACCGGTCAAGGTACGTATGTCGTTGACCTCTTTGAGACCGGAACACTTGGACCGGTAGCGGATGCTCTGGGGTCCCAGTCGTCCGTCAAGGTGGTCCAGAACGCGAAGTTCGAGCAGAAGTGGTTCCTTCACAAGCACGACGTGGAGCTGTGGCCGCTGTTCGACACGTTTCGCGCTAGCGCCCTCATTCACAACGGCAAGCACCTGGGGCACAACCTGTATGATCTCTACAACCGAGAGCTGCAGGTTGCGCCCGGTGTTGACGATCAGGGCGGGTCGGACTGGACCGGCTCCCTGACGCAGAAGCAGCTCGACTACGCTGCGGAGGACGTCACGTACCTCCACCCGCTGCGCGACAGCTTGAAGCCGCAGCTCGCGAAGGCGGGGTTGAACAAGATCGCCCTGCTGGAGTTCGGGGCCATCCTTCCCGAGTCCCGCATCGAGCTGAACGGTTTTCGCGTAGACAAGGATCGATGGGTAGCTCTCGCGCGCAAGAACGAGGAGCGTGTCAAGGAGCTGCGGTTGAAGCTCGACCGCATGCTGCCCCACCCCAAGGGGCTCTTGTTTCTTCCGGGTATCGAGGTGGGGTTCAACCTCAACTCCCCGATGCAGGTGAAGGAGTCCTTCAAGAAGCTGGGTATCGACCTTCCGGACACTCGTGAGGATACGATGGCGATGATCGCCACCAAGCACGAGGCGATCCCTCTATTCATGGAGTACCGCAAGGTCGCCAAGCTGCTGAGTGCCTTCGGTGCGGATTACCTGAAGCATCTCGACCCCGAGACGGACCGGGTGCACACCGACTTCTGGCCGCTGACGGGGGCTGGACGGTATGCCTCGCGAGCGCCGAACCTCCAGCAGATTCCTCGGGTGTTCGAGTACCGGGACTGCTTCCGACCTGGGGATGGGAAGATCATCATCGTCTGTGACTACGGGCAAATCGAGCTGCGCATCGCGGCGCAGATCACCGGAGATCCGACGCTGCGCGGTATCTACCTGAAGGGTGAGGACGCGCATCGGCGCACCGCGAGCATCGTCTCGGGCGTGCCCATAGACAAGGTGACCAAGGCGCAGCGCCAGGCCGCGAAGCCCGTGAACTTCGGGCTCATCTACGGACTCGGTGCTGAGAGGTTGGTCGTCTACTCGATGTCGAACTACGGTGTGGCGATCACGCTTCGGCAGGCGAAGCAGTTCATCAAGCGGTACTTCGACGGCTACCCACGCATTCGGTCTTGGCAGGACCGAGCACTGCGCGACGGCGAGCGTACCGCTACGGCTCGCACTCTATGGGGGCGCAGGCGTTTTTTGGATCCTAAAAAGGCCCGCAATGAATTTCTAAACACCCCGATCCAAGGGACTGGGGCAGATGGCCTGAAGCGCGCGTTGCGCAACGTCTACTTCGGTCTGAAGCAGTTCGAGGGCAGGGCGAAGATGATCCACATGGTGCACGACGAGATCGTAGTCGAGTGTGACGACGACCCCGAGCTGGTTCCGCAGGTCAAGCAGACCATCGAGCAATGCATGGTGGATGGCATCCAGCCAATGCTTCCTGACGTGCCGGTGGTAGCCGAAGCAGATATTGGAAGATCGTGGGCAGCGCATTAAAGATCGGGGACAGGGTGGTCTGGCGCTCCGCTTCGTGGGGGCGTTGGGCGGAGAAGGTCGGCGTGGTGGTCTACGTGGGGCCTTCGGCTGACACCCCCGAGCAGCTTCCCGAGAATCCTGACTACTGGTTGAGCGAAGCTGTGCGTGATGACGTGCGCAATCGAGAGCCCTCCTACTGGGAGCTGTGTCGTCAGTACCCCTCCCCCGGACGGGAGGGAGGCTACTGTCTGCCTGCAGGGGCCGACCGCCCCCAGTGGACCAAGCGGTCCCGCTACAAGTTCGAGCGGTGCCACAACGGCATCATCGTGTCGGTGTACGAGCGCCGGCAGCTTCCTCACGGGGCCGTTCGGATCATTCCTCGCCGGCCGCTTTTCTACTCGCCTACCTTGGAGCCTTCCAAGAAGGACACCGGTCCGGTGCTGTGGTGCGACGGGGACCCCAGGCCCACGTTCGAGGTGCCATGAAGGCGCGCTGGAAGTTCCTGGCGGTGGCGGTCGCTGCCGCCTTGGTGGGGGTCCTGACGTCCTCGGGCACGCAGCACGAGGCCCCAGAGGCCCCGCCCGCTACGGCCCTTCAGACGGCCTCTGAGGCGCCGGAAGACGCTGGGGTCCCTGAGGTCGCTCCCGCCCCCAAAGAGCACGGAGAGGTGATCCTAGGGGCCTACACGACCTACTACAAGGATGGGCTCGACGACGGGCGCGTCCACAACATCACGAAGCTGGCGCTGGCGCTCAACTTCGTCGTAGCCCCCGGCGAGGTGTGGAGCTTCAACGAGGCTTTGGGGCCGCGGACCAAGGAGCGCGGATACCTGCCTGCACCAACCATCGTGCTCGGGGAGATGACGGAGAGCTACGGCGGCGGCACCTGCCAGGTCAGCTCGACGCTGTTCGTGGCGGCGCTGCGTGCTGGGCTGGAGGTGGTCGAGCGTAGACCCCACTCACGCCCGTCGAGCTACATCCCGAAGGGGATGGACGCCACGGTGAGCTACCCCGAGGAGTGCTGGGTGGAGAAGCCGGACATTCGCATCTGCCCTGACCTGAAGATCAAGAACCCCTACGACTCCCCGATAGCCATCAAGGGGCTCGGAGGCGTGGAGGGTCCAGACGGCGGACGAGTGCCCGAGGGGAAGGGCGCGCTGGAGGTGGTCATCATGGGGGAGGGCGAGCCCCCGAAGGTCACGATGAAGTGGCGCTCGTGGAAGACCACTGACCCGGAGAAGCGATTCCGCAAGGTGCTGCACAAGGGGGCGAACAGCTGCCAGAAGCAGAAGCCGGCCCTCGGCGTGGAAGGCGTGCTCGTCGTGAAGATCAACGGCGAGGAGAAGAGGTTCATCAGTCGGTACAAGCCGGTGGACGAGATCTGGTACGTCCCGACCGACTGGGAAGAAGAGACAGAAGACGATCCGTATCCGGAGGAGCCATGAAGTTCTCAGAGTTGAATCTGCTCTCCGTGGGCAACACCATCCAGCTCGTGGGCGCCATTTGGCGCGGGGAGGGGAAGGTGCTGTTGTGCTTCTTCCCCGAGGACGACGCCGAGCTGTATGTCGGGACTACCGAGTTCGGGAAGGGGGAGCCGATCTTGTTTGATGGTCCTGAGCTTCCGGACGAGGTTGAGACGTTGGCCATGTCGTTGGAGGAGTGGCAGAAGTTCGTCCGGCAGACCGACGTCATGGAGACTGAGGTGCTGGCGCAAGCGAAGGACGGGAAGCTGTCGAAGATCATCTTGCGTAAGAGCGCTCGGCAGATCTCGCAGGGCGTCTCGTGGAAGGTCTTCAAGCGGGACCGCTACGCCTGCCGTTACTGCGGGAAGGACGACGTCCCGCTGACTGTAGACCACCTTGTTCTCTGGGAACTGGGAGGTCCATCGACGGAGGACAACCTTCTGGCGTCGTGCCGCAAGTGCAATAAGAAGCGCGGCAACCTCCCTTACGACGAGTGGCTGAAGCACCCTTACTACAAGAAGGTGTCGGCCAACCTTTCTGATCTCAACCGTTCCATCAACGCGGCCATCGCCGAACGGTTGGACAAGGTGGAGAGAGTCCACCACAAGCACACGAAGCGGTAGGACACTCCAGGGCTGTGGAGTCGGCGGCGCGCGAGGGAAAACTCCCGTAACTCCTGACTATCCGCTGCTCTGTGGTAGACTGACTTCGTGGCGAAGAAGGGCAAGAAGCGTCGATCCCCGGCGTTCACGAGCAAGCGTCCTGTAGGCAGGGAGCGGGGCTTCCAGAAGTTGCGGGCTCTCAAGTGCTTCGACGAGGTCCACCGGCGGATTCTCGAAGGTTGGGGGATGCCGGCCCTGGCGCAGTACATCCAGGAGGAGTGCGACGAGTACACGGAGGTTTCGGCGCAGGGTTTGATCTCCGTATTGCGGCGCTACCGCGACACCATTCCTCCGGCCCAGCTCATTCAGAAGCGCATCCCTTCGAAGTTTGCCAGTGCGCAGGAGCAGGTGGACGAAGGACTCGACGAGCTGCAGGAGCTGTGGAACCTGTACCAGCTCCAGATGGAGCGTTTGGGCATCGAGTTGCAGAACGAGCGCACCATCAAGAAGCTCTTCCCGTCGATGACGCAGGAGATTCGGACGACCCGAGAGATCTTGAGCACCATCGCTGAGTTGAAGATGGACCTCGGGCTCAACAATCGGCAGATCGGAACGGTCGACATCGACGCGCACATCACGGCGCATGTAGCCGAGCGTTTCTCCAATCCGAGGGTGGCGCAGGTTCTTGCCAGCCCTGAGAAGCGCCGGAAGCTGTTGGGGATTGCCAAGCAGCTTGCCAAGAAGGCCGATGCGCCGGTGGTCATCGACGCGGAAGCGGAGACGGTGGAGGCCAAGGAGGCTCCGCCCGAGTCCGGTCCCGGTTCGCCTGAGCCCCCATCCGAGCTGCAGGAGACGGGCTCGTGATCGTCGACCAGGACGGCCGGTCCCTCAGCAAACGAACGGCCGAAGAGGACGAGGATACGCTACGCAAGGAGCTGGCAGGGCTGTCTCCTGACGAGCGCGAGGCTCTGATGCTCATGCTCGCCGAGTTGGAGGAAGAGCCCGAAGAAGGCGAGAAGCAGCTCATCCAGCTCGTCAGTGAGGCCGAGTGGAAGAGGGTCCCGGTCGACATCGAGACGTTCGTCAAAGACGAGTACTACCTCGGCAACACCTGTGCGGTGCTCTATCCGCAGCTTCTGGAGGACATGAAGGAGCTGTTTGAGGGGGGCGAGTACCAGGAAGCGGTGCTCACCGGCAGCATCGGTTACGGCAAGTGCGTGGACCCGGACACGGAGATCTTCGACCCTGCCCGCGGCCGACGCCGAGCTGGTGACCTCGGAGAGGATTGGTCCGTGGTGTCGATGGATCAGGACACCGGGAAGCTGTGCGTGTCGTCTGCGTCAGCTTTCGCTTCCGGGACCAAGGAATGCATCCAGCTTCGGCTCGCCGGAGGGCAACGCATCGATCTCAGTTACGACCACCCGGTGTTCACTGCTCGTGGTTGGGTTCCAGCCGCGAAACTTCGGTTGGACGACCTCGTGGCGACGCCGCGCCGGTTGCCGGGGCCAACCACGCCCCTTGAGATCTCTGACGACGAGGTAAAGCTCGTGGCGTACCTTGCTGGGGATGGCGGCTGTACCGGGAACACCACCTTCACGAACATGGATCCGGGCGTCCTCCAGGAGTTCTCCGAAGTCGCTCTGGTGTGCGCTGACACTTCTCAGTACGATCGTTTTCACCGGCACATCGAGCCCGAGGTGACGGTTGCGGAAGGCGCGAATAGTGGGCAGGCGACGACGCTTCAGGTGAAGGGTATTCGACACCTCGTGAAGCGCCACGGGATGGATTCTCGCGCCAAGGAGAAACGCGTCCCCGCAGAGTTCTACCTACTGCCCGATCGTCAGGTGGCGCTCTTCTTGAACCGTTTCTGGGCCTGTGATGGGTCCATTGGTGTGCAGGGTCCCTGGACCGTCGAGACGACGTTGGCGTCGGAGGGTTTGGTAGACGACCTTCGGTTCTTGCTGCTCCGGTTGGGGGTGCTTTCTCGGAAGTGCTTCAACCCGAAGAAGATCGAGAAGAAGAAGTACGACGCGTGGACCCTTTCGATCAGCGGCGCTGACAACGTGCGTGCTTTCCTCGAAGCGGTCGGTCCTGTCTTCTCGAAGGAAGAGGCGTGTGCTGTTGCCATGGACCGGGCGGTGAGCACCAAGTCGAACACCAACGTCGACATCGTGCCGGTGGGTATTGAAGAACTTCGGGAGATCCGAGGAGAGTTGGGGGCTCAAGGCGCGCGACTCACCCAAGACTTTGGTTGTCCCGCAGGGCAGCGTCTCAGTCGTGAGAGGTTTCGTCGCTTGGTGCAGGAGCGCGACTACAGCGGCAAGTACGCGTGGTTGGCCGACACGGACATCTTGTGGGAGCGGGTGCGGGAGCTGAAGCAGCTTGAGGCGCGGCCCGTGGTGGACTTGTCGGTTCCTGGCGACACCAACTTCGTAGCCAACGGCATCGTGATCCACAACACCTTCTTCGCGTCGATTGGGATCTGCCGCATCCTTTACGAGCTGTCGTGCATGAACGACCCGCATCGGTCTCTCGGACTCGCACCGGACACCGACATTTCGATCGTGTGCTTGAGCGTCAACGAGGCTTTGGCCATGAAGGTCGCGTTCGACAACGTGGCCACCAAGCTGAAGGCTAGCCCGTACTTCGAGGAGCACTTCCCCTTCAAGAGCACGAAGAAGGAGTTCCGCTTCCCGCACAATGTGTGGTTGGCCGCGAGGGCGACCACGGATTCCTCCGCCTTGGGTCTCAACGTGATCGGATCTTTGCTCGATGAGACCAACTTCATGGACCGCGGTCGCAAGGTAGACCCGCGCCACGGCGCCGTCGACCACGCGGAGATGCTTTACACCGGTATCATGCGTCGTATGAAGTCCCGTTTCGGCCGCAGCGGGAAGCTGCCCGGAATGATCTTCTTGGTCTCGTCGAAGAAGACCCGAGACGATTTCACGGCCCGGCGCATCCGGGAGTCCCGCAACGACCCTCACGTGTTCGTCCGAGACTACGCGCTATGGGACGTCAAGCCTTCGGCGTACTACAGCAGCAAGAAGTTCTTTGTCATCTGCGGCAACGAGCAGACCCCTTCGCGCATTCTTCAGAAGGACGAGGAGCAGCAGGTCAAGAGCCAACTACCCGACGACGTGACGCTCATCGAAGTCCCCGAGGACTTCCGGTTCGACTTCGAACACGATCTGGAAGGTTGCTTGACTGGAGACACTCTTATTCCGTTGTTGGATGGAACGGAGGCACGGATCGAAGACTTGGTAGGTCGGGAGGAGTTCTGGACGTACTCCTACACCCCGGACGGACGGTTTTGTCCGGGTAGAGGTAGCGATGCTAGGTTGACCAGGAAGAACGCGAAATTGGTTCAGGTGACCTTGGACAACGGCGAGGTCGTCCGTTGTACATCCAACCACCCGTTCATGCTTCGTTCCGGGGAGTACAAGGAGGCCGGAGAACTACAGCCTGACGACTCTTTGATGCCTTTGTACTGGCGCAGGGACAGGTATGGCTATGAGCTGATCAAGTCAAATGCGGGTGGTAAGTGGATCCATACGCATCGGTTGGTAGCCAGGGAGGCGTTGAACGAGGGGGGAGCACTGAGCAGCGCTCTGGTTGTCCATCATCGCAATTTCGACCGCCTGGACAACTCTCCGTGGAATTTGGAGGTGATGACGGAAGCTGAGCACGCCGAGTTGCATCGGAGGTACTTGCATGAGGGGATGCTCTCTGAAGAGTCGAAAGCGCGGGCGCGTGCAGGGCGGAAGGCTCGGCGTGAGGCGAATCCGGAAGAAGCACGGGCGAAGTCGTTGGCGGCGTTGAAGAAGGCTAGTGAGGTCTACAACAGCGACGCCTACGATCATTCGGAGGTAGCTAGGAAGGTCGGGAAGACGTATGGGTGGGGGGCCGAAAATCCGTCTGCGGCGATTGTGGAGGCGCGTAGCCGGAATGGAACCAAGAACATCACGAGGTTGAACAAGTCAGATCAGAACCCGGCACGTAAACCCGCCAACAGGGCCGCGTCGGCGGCACGTCTGGCAGAGGCGGTTCGATCAGATCCTAGAATGCGTGTAGGCCGTATCAAAGGATTGCACACACGTTGGCACACCGGACCGTTTGAGACTTGCCCTCGTTGTCAGGAGTCCCTCCGGGCGGATGGTAACAACCACAAGGTGGTCAGTGTGGAACCAGCCGGTCGGGCTGACGTGTACGACATCACTGTTGAAGGAGTACACAACTTTGCGTTGTCGGCAGGGGTGGTGGTCCACAATTCCATTCGGGACATTGCGGGCGTGGCCACTGTGGCCATCAGCCCGTTCATCCAGCGTCGCGAGAAGCTGGTCTTCAACGCCGAGCGCCGCCACCCCTTCAGTGTTGAGATCTACGACCCCTCGCGACCGGGAACCTTCTTGTGGGATCTGATGGTCCGCAAGATGCAGATGAAGGACTTCTCCGGTCATGTGCACGAGGCTCTGAAGCCGATCGTGAACCCGAAGGCCCCCCGGCACATCCACATCGACCCTGCATACCGGAAGGACGCGGTAGGTATTTGCATGTCGCACATCTCGGGGTGGACGGACGTTGTGCGGCGAGCTGAGGACGGCTCTGTTTTCCAGGAGCGCCAGCCACGGTTCTTCGTCGATCTCATTTTGCAGGTCGTTCCTCCGGTGGGGGACGAGATCGTCCTGGGAGATCTGAGGCGTCTGGTCTACTCCCTGAGCGACCATGGCTACATGATCACCTTGGTTACGATGGACACCTGGCAGTCCGTCGATTCGTTGCAGCAGCTCAAACAGAAGGGGTACGCCGCGGAGCACCTGTCGGTGGACACCAAGATGGACCCTTACGAGCATCTGAAGTCCGCTTTCTACGAGGATCGGGTCGACCTCTACAACTACCCCAGGCTATTCAAGGAGCTGCGGGAGCTGGAGAAAGACGAGAAGAAGAAGAAAGTCGATCACCCACCTCGTGGCAGCAAAGATATTGCAGATGCTTTGGCCGGTTGCTTGTACACTCTGGCCAAGCATCAGGCGACGCAGCCCCTTCCGATCTTATCGGGGCTGTCGTATTCTCCCGATGCTTGGATGGAGGAACAGCTACATGCCGCCGCAGCGCACCAGCGAGGATCCCAGGGAGCGCCGGGAAACCGGTTCTACCCCGAGAACCCCCAAGCTGGTGCAGGGGGCGGTTACCCGCTCCAGGTACTGCCTCCGGTGTTGGGGGGTGGACCGAACGGTTCGCCGGGCGGAGGCGGCCCTGATTGGGGCGGCGGCTGGAACCCTTCATCTCTGTAGTCGTAGACCGGAGGGTCGTGTAGGGAGGTAAGGATGTCCAAACCGCTCAACAAGCTGATCGAGGATTTGAGAATCCTCATGCTCGAACCCCCGTGGTCTCACTTCGTGAAGCTGCTTCGCATGGTCGACTCGATGGACGAGTCGCCGGAGCTGGAGCGGCTGACAAACGACGAGCTGCGTTCCTTCAAGGGGTTCCGCATCACGTTGCATCGCGCCGCCACCATGGAGCCCGAGACGATGCTCAAGCACGTCGCTGCGCATTGGCTCGGGACGGTGGAACAGGCCGTTCGGAAGCTCCCCATCGGGTCGGAGGCCGTCAAGGTCATGGACGACATGATGGGTTACTCGGGCGGCGGCGTGACGCACGGGATGTTGACGTGAGGCATACACGGCGCAAGCGGCTCGTTGAGCGGGTGCTTCGGGAAGGGCCGATCAGCACCGGAGTCGTGCTGACTACTCCGGACGCCATGTCCCAGCGCGAAGCTCTTGCTGCTGCGGAGGGGGTCAAGCTGAACGGCGTCCTGCGGGACATGGGCACGCTGGCAGGTCGAGCGTTGGCCGATGAGCTGGAGGTCGAGCAACTGCGCCCCGCAGACTACTCGGAGTGGCACGAGCTGAGCGTCAGGGTTCGTGAACGTCTAGTGCAGCGCCTCGCCCGCGGGTGTAGAGAGTTCGACGAGGCCCTAGCCATGGCTCTACGGGGGCGTGGCTAGCGGCGGGACGTTAGCGCATTCAAGGGGACGCCGTGGGATTCTTCTCCAACATAGCCAACAGGATCAGATCAGCCTGGACCAAAGACAAGGAACAGGTTGCGATCCAACTCGCCAAGGGAGCCACGGCCGCAGGCTACCCGGCGACGGGCTACGACATTCTTCAGGCTTACGGCTATGAGGTCGTGGCCGACTACCTTCGGCTGGAGCAAGACCTGCTCGCGAGGTACGTCGACTACGAGGAGATGGACGACTACCCGGAGATCAGCGCGGCCATCGACATCTTCGCGGACGACGCGACTCAGCCGGACACGCAGCTCAACCGAACGGTGTGGGTGACCTCTCCCAACCAGAACATTCAGACGACGCTGGACGACATGCTCAACAAGCGTCTGAGGATCGACGAGGAGATTTGGGAGATCGCTAGGACCATCGTCAAGTACGGCAACGACTTCGAGGAGCTGTTGGTCACGGGCGAGGGCGTGGTCGGTTTGAACTACCTTCCGCCTCCTACCGTGCGGCGCATCGAAGGCCCTCGCGGCGAGCTGTACGGCTTCATCCAGGACTTCGAGGGCCGCTTCGGCTGGTCCCCCGAGGACTTCAAGACGATCCTTGCCAAGCGCACGGCCGCTATCCAGGCGAGCCAGTTCCAGGGCGCCATTGACGCCGCATCCATGCCGGCTGTGGCGGCGTTGGAGGACTGGGAGGTGGTGCACTTCCGCCTGCGCGGCAAGCACCGCCGGAGCATCTACGGCTACTCGGTACTGGAAGCGGCCCGATGGATCTGGAAGCGGCTCATGCTTCTGGAGGACTCGGCACTCATCTACCGCCTGCAGCGGGCGCCTGAGCGCTACGCTTTTTACGTGGACGTGGGCAATCTTCCGGCTCCTGAAGCCTTGGCTTACGTCAACCGCGTTCGGCAGCAGTACCGAAAGAGGAAGTACGTCAACCCGTCCACGAACAAGCTCGACCTGCGGTACGACGCGCTGTCTCCGGACGAGGACTTCTTCTTGCCTACGAGGCAGGGGCAGGAAGGAACGAGGATCGATGTCATCAGCTCGCCCCAGTGGCAGCACATGGACGACATCGAGTATTTCCAGAACAAGCTGTTCTCTTCGATCAAGATCCCGAAGGCGTACTTGGCTCAGGACGACAACACGGCTCGGTCTGTGCTGTCTTCGGAGGACGTTCGGTTCGCCCGTACCGTGATGCGCATCCAGCGCGAACTTCGCAACGGGATGCGGAAGATGTGCCGCGTTCACTTGGCGGCCATCGGCGTCGACCCGCATCAGCAAGAGTACGAGGTGAACATGACTGTTCCCTCGTCGATCTTCGAGCTAGCGCAGTTGGAAGTTCGGAATGCTCGCGCCGACCTAGCTTCTCGGATGCGGGAGTTCATGTCGTTGTACTGGGTCTACAAGAATGTGTTCGACCTAAGCGACGAGGAGATCAAAGCCATCGAGGCTCAGCGGGAAAGCGATCAGGAGAACGAGGCGGTGTGGGGAGCCCGTGCCGAGATGGCAGCTCAGAAGGAACAGGGGGGCGCCGAGGGCGAAGGCGAGGGCGGAGGTGGGGGAGCCCCCCCAGGGATGTTTGCGGGGTCCGAGCCCCCGACTGGCGCCGAGATGAAGCTCATTCGCGACTCTCGCCAGCTCGCCCGACGTTTGAACGGGGGCCGACGCTCGTCTCTTCTGAGCCCTGTTCGACGAGGATCCGAAAGGGAACTGATGGCGGGCAGGAACACCGAGGCGGAGAAGAGGGCGGCGGACAAGTTGGAGCGTCTTCTTCGCAACGACGTGGCCCTGAAAAGGTCTTTGAACGAATTGGGGTCGTTGGTGCGTGATCTCGCTCGATCCCCAAGGCGTTAGTAGGGATCCGTCTTATTGACATGGTTCAGATGGTGCAGGTAGGGTTGGGAGGCATTGAGCCCATGAATCGCTATATCCCCCTCGAAGAGATCAAGAAGCTGACGGCAGGCAGCTACGAGCATGTCATCGCCGTTGTCGAGAAGGTCGTACAGGAGAACTCAGAGGGGATCTTCGGGAAGGCGATCGGAGTTCGGTTGCTAGGAACCTTTCCTGGGTTCGCCATTGCTCTTTCTGAGGAAGGGAGTTTGGCGAGGATCCAGTTCGAGCGATCTGACGACGGCTCCGTTCGTATCTCGAAGCACGAGGAGCTGGAGCTTCCGAGCTTCGAGAAAGATCGTCTGGAGGACTACGCTCGAAGTCAAGTGCGCCAGGCAGTGGAGGCTTGGCACGCCGGGCGCGTGGAAGAGGCTCGTCAGATTCTAGCCGCGGTGTCGCCTTACATCGGGGAGAAGCTGCCCCGGTCTCAGGACGAGGACGTGGTGGAGTCGTTGGTGTCAGCTTTCCAGGCCGAGCGGCCATGGAAGCAGATGTTCAAGGAGAGATCCGAGAACTTCCGCAAGGCGCTGGCGGCTGAGGAGCTGACGCGGTTGGACGAGTCGCGAATGGAAAAGAAGTTCGCGGCGCTGTACAACGGCACGATCTCGGAGGACCGAATGGCTCGGTACGACGAGGTTGTGAGATCAGACCTCGCTTACCTCACGGCCCGAGTAGAGTCGCTAAGAGATCTTGCTTCGTCCAGTTACGAGGCCCTAAGATCTGTGATAAGGTCCGAGGACTTGGCGGAGGCCGCGGTCTCCACCTTGGCCTTGTTCGCCGAAGATCTTGTTTCCGATCTCCGAAGACTTCACACCGTGATCACTGAGTCAGCGAGAAAGCTAACCAGGACCGATTGCCTCGGCAAACTGTACGACGTCGTAGCCGAGGGGATGTACGAATACGAGATCGCCGGCCGTTTCGTTTCGGCCATGTCGACGAGACTTTGCGAAGCCAGCACCTAGGAGAACGAAGATGGCACTCAGGCACCCTGTTGTGATCACCCCGCTGGAAGAAGATCTGAAGAGGATCGGTCTCCTACGGGAGCAAGACGATGAAGAGCCCGCCCCCGAGCCCGATCCCGAGGGCGGCTACGCCGAGATGGGCGACGAGACTCCGGAAGACGAGCCGGACAAGCCCATGGGTGAGCAGGCTGATGACGAAGAGCCTGCGCCTGAGCCTGACCCCGAGGGCGGCTATGCCACCGAGGAAGAGGGAGAGGACGACGAGGACGACGACGAGGACGCCGCCGTGGAGGCCATCGGCACGTTGGCGGGCCACTTCCTCGCGCAGCATCAGGCGATCGGCCCGAAGCCTGCCGGCGCCGTGGCTGAGGGCAAGCCCGCGCAGCGCGGTCGCCCCCTGCACGAGTCCAAGGCGCAGAGGGTGCAGCGTCTCGCGACGGGCAACCTGTTCGGTGGTTCTCCGAAGCGCGCTCCCGAGCCCACCAATCGGGTGACGGCTCTGCTGGAGGAAGTTTCCGACATCGTCGGTGACATCCACCGCTCTCGCAAGGAGGAGCAGATCAAGGGCTTCGCGAACATCGCCGTGATTGCCGACACGCTGGCCTCGCGGTTCAGTGATTGGGGCATGGCGCTGAGCGAGGGCAACCTCTACCGCGTCGGCGCCATGATGAAGAAGCTCTCCGAGCAGTCGGCCGACATGGCCGTCAAGCTCGACACTCCTCCGGGTGAAGAAGACCCCGAGATGGAGATGGACGAGCCTCCGATGGACGACGAGCCCGAAGATGCCGCCGCCATGGAGCAGGAAGGTGGCGACGACGCGAAGGTCGATGAGCTGTTCAAGAAGTTCATGGCCAAGCTGCTCGACGCGCTGCAGCTCTACAACGACGTGACCGGCAAGTCCGAGAGCGACGAAGAGCTTCCTGGCGACGACAAGGAAGACAGCGTGGACGACGCCGACATGGACGACGACGATGACGCGGCCGAGAACGACCCCGAGATCGACGACGCCGACATGGGCGAGATGGACGACGAGCCCGCGCTCGACGACGAGCCCGACGACCCCGACATGGAGTCCGGCGAGATCCCTCCGGGCATCAAGACCTCCGAGACCGACCCTGAGGGGGACGATGACGAGGACGAAGAACCCATGGGCGAGCAGGAAGGCGATGACGAGGAAGGCGATGACGAGGGAGGCGACGAGAAGGACCCTCCCTACGGCGTGGGTGCCGAGGAGTCAGCCATTTCCGAGGCCCGCAAGCGCCTGACGGCGATGAAGAAGAAGCTCACGGCCAAGAAGAAGGGCAAAGGCAAGAAGGTCCTGAAGGGTGGCAAGGGCAAGCTGCAGGACGGACTCCCTTTCGTGCACACGACGAAGGGCAAGCCGGGGGCGAAGAAGAAGAGGAAGTAGATGAAGCCTGGCGTGCTCGCCGGACTGCGTACCGGTCGGGCCGCCTGGAGCTGATAGGCTTCGAGAAGGACGTCAAAGATCCGCCGAACAAGAGGAAGCACCGACTGACCAAGGGACTGAGGAACCGCTCCGCGATTTGGGCCACCCCTTTCCGGAGCAACTTTCGCTGGCGAGTTCACTGATGCGCATCGAGCTGACAGAAGAAGCACAACCCGGACCGGGCCAGACGTGGCTGGTGGACTCCCTTCCCATCGCTCTCCAATTGGTGGAAGATGGCACGGACGGCGGCCGAGTCGTCGTCCGTGGGGAGTTTGCCAGGTCGGGTCAGGCGACCGAGAACAAGCGCATCTACCCCGAGTCGTTGTGGGAGAGGGAGGTTCGACGTCTCGCTCCCATGATGACGGAGAAGAAGCTCTTCGGTGAGTTGGACCACCCCAACGACGGGCGGACCCAACTCACTCGGGTGTCTCACATCGTTACCGGGATGTCGATCACCGACTCCGGGCACGTGATGGGGGAGGCTGAGGTTCTTGACACTGCGCGTGGCAAGGATCTCAAAGCGATGCTGAAGGCTGGCTGCAAGGTCGGTGTCAGCTCTCGGGGCTACGGATCCACGCGCACCAACGACAAGGGCGAGGAAGTGGTCCAGGAAGACTACAACCTCGTGACTTTCGATTTCGTTGCCGAACCGGCAGACAGCACTGCGTACCCTGACGTATTCAGCGAGGACAAGGAGACGGGCATGGGCACTCAAGCTCAGAGGGAAGACGACCAGGCCAAGGCCAAGGCATTCGCTGCCAAGGTGGAGCAGGAAGCGCAGGCGCAAGCCGGGGCTGAGGACTTGAAGAGGCAGTTCGAGCAGGACATCCTGGCGAATCTCGGCAAACTCTCCGCGGAGCAGCGAGAGAAGATCAAGTCCGAGATGATGTCGGACCCGGCGGTGGCCGGGGCGAAGGACGTCGTCGAGAAGATCATTGGCTTGCTGAAGCCTTTCCTCTCCGAGAAGTGTGAGGGGGAGGACGGCGACGACGAAGAAGGCGGCGAGGAGATCGAGTCCCTTCGGAAGCAGGTCAAGGAGCAGGAGCTGAAGCTCGCCGAGGCACATCAGGAGATCGAGCAGCTGTCGGGCCTGGCGCGCGAGGCGGGATACAAGTTCTACCTGGAGAGGGCGCTGTCGGAGAACCCGGACCGCCCCCTGGTGATGAAGCTCATCGGCGATCTCAAGCAGTACGAGAACGCGGACGCGCTGAAGTCGAAGCTGGAGGGCATCCTCGGCGAGATGAAGGCGCGACGCGAGGAAGAGGCTGCCAGGCAAGCCGAGGTCGAGCAGCGGGAAGAGGAGATCCGCAAGGCTGCCGAGGCAGAGCGGAGCCGGTCGCAGCAGGTGGAGTCCGAGCTGAAGGACAACGTCAACAAGCTGACCGAGGCGCTGGAGAAGGCGTTGGAGGCGAACAAGGTCATGGGCCTTCAGCTCTACGCCGAGCAGCGCTTGGCCGGGCATCCTCAGAAGAAGACCATCATGCGTCTGGTCGAAGCCGCGGGGGCTGAGACCAAAGATCAGGTGGAAGAGATCATTGCAGAGAACCGCGAGGTCCCCCGCGACACCGACGACTTGGAGTCCATTCGGGCTCGGGTGCGTCGTGTGACGCAAGGCGGGCGCGGCTCTACCCCCGCAGAGGAAGAGACTCCTAGGCCGGCCGCGCGTCGTGCACTGCAGGAGGACAACTACAACGGGCTCGGGGTGGACATCAGCACTCTGCAGCAGCTTTCGGGCATGCGTAGGGACAACTGAGGTCGACGGACGGGCACAGCGAGAACGAGAGATACCAAGGAGATAACAATGGGCACCGAAGCTCGACAGATCCTCAACGAAGACGCGCGGCGAACCGTGGCCGACAAGAGCTACGTCGGCGCGCTGGTACGGAAGTGGCGGGAGTTCCTGGAGGGACTTCCGGAGCGCACCGAGCAAGACCGCTACACGCTCGGCGTCACGGCCGTTCTCATGGAGAACGAGTCGCAGTACCTGCAGAACCTCAACGAAGAGACGCGGACGGTCAACGTCGGCAGCTTCACGAAGTTCATCTTTCCGGTTCTGCGCCGCGTTTTCCCGAACCTGATCGCCAACGAGATCGTCTCGGTTCAGCCGATGACGGCTCCGGTCGGTGCGGTCTTCTTCCTGGACTACGTCTACGGCACCACCAAGGGTGCGACGACGGCCGGCAACCTCTTCCCCCGCGATTTCGATCGCGACTACTCCTCGGAGTACATCAACGGGGAGGCGCTGGTCACCGGCGACGCCACCAACTACGGTGGTGGTGGAACCGCTCTGACGGCGACCCTGGCGTTCACGCCGGTTCGTCCGCTGGATGCCTCTCGGGGCTACAGCGTGGTCGTCAGCGAGATCAACGCGACCACGGGCGCGGTCGTTCAGACGGCGACCGATGACGGCGCGGGTGGCTTCACCGGTGCGGTCTCGGCCGGAACGATCAACTACTCGAACGGCGCCATCACCGGCTTCCTGTTCACCAACCCGCCCGCCACGGGCAATCAGGTCAAGGCGTACTACTACTACGACGGCGAGCTGAACACCCAGGTTCCGCAGATCAACCTGGATGTCAAGAAGGCTCCCGTCGAGGCAGTGCCGCGGCGTCTGAAGGCTCTGTGGTCCGCCGAGGCCGCGGAAGACCTCCGCGCTTTCCACGGCGTCGATGCCGAGACCGAGATGGTCTCCGCCATCGCGCAGGAGATCGCACTGGAGATCGACCGCGAGATCATCCAGCAGCTGTTCGCGTCCTCCACAGGCACGACCGGCACGTTCGACCGGGTTCCCCCGGCCGGCATCAACGAGCTGGATCACCTGCGGGCGCTGATCACCACGATCAGCACCGTGTCCAACCTCATCCACAAGAAGACGCTGCGCGCGCCGGCCAACTGGATCGTCACCTCCCCCGAGGTCTCGGCCCTGCTGACCCAGCTCACCACGCACGGCGACTTCCGACCGCTGTGGGTCTCGGGCGGCGAGAGCCCCTACGGCCCGGTGGACGCACCGCGTCCGCTCACGCAGCACGGGCAGTTCTCGATCTACAAGGTCGGGACGCTCATGAACAAGTGGCTCGTGTACGAGGATCCATTCTTCACCTCTGACCAGATGCTCATCGGCCTGAAGGGCGCGAGCTACCTGGACAGCGGTTTCGTGTGGGCTCCCTACATCCCGCTGCAGGTCACCCCGACCTTCCTCGATCCGAACGACTTCTCGTTCCGCAAGGGTCTCCGCACGCGCTACGCGTCGAAGATGCTGCGCAGCGAGTTCTACGGATCCGTCAGGATTCAGAACCTCTGAGTCCCCTTCCTCGTTCTCGCCGCAAGGCCCCTCATCCCCGCTGCGGGGTGGGGGGCTTTGTGTTATTCATGCATACGTCCATGTGGACGTATGAATGGACGGAGGGACCATGAAAGGCGCAGCGCTGCAGATCGAAAGCGAGCTGGCTAGTTTGGGAATGGACGACGAGGAGCCGCCGGTGGAGCCGGATATTCCGCCCGAGGCCGCGGACGAGCCTGTAGGGGTAGACGACCCCGCAGACGAGCCGGACGACACCGACCGCGAGCACGCCGCCAAGACGGCTCAGGCCCTAGCGCGAGCTGTCGATCAGATGGCCGCGTCGTTCGAACAGGTGCGGCAGGCCGCCCACGCGCTCTGTGAGGCGCTGGAGCCTCGGCCGAACGCCCTGGTGGAAGAGGATGCCGATGCGGGGGAGGACCCCGAGGTCTCGGTCACAGTGGACGGTGGTGAGCAAGAGAAGGACGGTGAGGAAGATGATGGCGAGGAAGCGGTTTAGGTTCCGGAAGCGCGCGGACAAGGATCTCGTGTTCCTTCCCGGCGTGGGGCGGGTAGCCCCAGGTCAGATCTTGGAAGGCCCCGAGTTCAAGCAGTTCTGCCCCGAGCTGCTGGAGAGGATCGAAGACCCCGGCGACAACGGGGCCGCTAAGGCCCCTGAGAGCCCCGTGAAGGCCGCCGAGGAGATCAAGGAGCCCGAGCCCCCTCGGGAGCCAGAAGTGGCTTCTGAGCCCCCACCAGCCCCCGTAGGACCCTCCGTGGTGGAGTCCCCCGAGGATTTCGAGGAGCCGGAGCCTGTGGGGGAGGTTGAGGAGCAGTCAGATCTCTCCGAGTCCGCGGAGTCCGAGACTGCAGGTCAGACCTCGGCTAAAATGAAGAGGCGAGCTGCAGCTCGCAGGAAGCGGAGGACGACATGAACTGTCCCAAGTGCAACGCTCCAGGGCTTCTGGTCGAAGCGTCTCCGGACGGCAAGACCCAGAAGATCAGGTGCCAGAAGTGCGGTTTCACCGAGGTGAAGGATCATCAGGGCAGGAAGCTGCTCACCGAGGTAGTTCCTCACCCCCAGACGCCGATCTACGGCTGAGGTGTGACCAATGACGGCGGAGAATCCAGCGTTCAAGTCCCAGACCAAGGACAAAGAGGCTCTTGGGAAGTGGATTCTCCGTCGCCTTGGCGCGCCCATCTGGAAGGTCGAGCTGACACAGGAGCACATCGACGACGCCATTGAGGACGCGAAGAGATGGTTCGCCGAGAAGAAGGGGCTACTCAAGCTCGGCTCCCTCGATGTGGTGAGTGGGCAGCCTTGCTACCCGCTTCCCGACGAAGTGGACTTCATCATCGACGTGGCCTTCGAGCAGTCGCCTTCGGACATGGGAAGTATCTTCTCTCCCTTTCTGCTGATGGAGGAAGAGATCCCCTACGATGTGTTTGCGGCTCCGCAGAGCCTCGGTCTCTACTCGACCTACGTTCAGTCCCTATCGTACATCGAGATGGCGCAGCGTATCACCGGGTCGGAGATGGAGTGGTGGCAGCAGAACCGTCATCTCTACGTTGCCCCCACCCCGGCGAACAGCAAGAAGATCATCTACGTGTACAAGACCTCCGTGTTTGCTATCGACCAGCTGTCGGAGCGCGACCACAACTTCATCAAGAAGTACGCGCTGGCGTGCGCCAAGCGGGACCTCGGTCGCATCCGTTCCAAGTACGATGGGTTTCAGGGGGCGCAGGGGCAGCAGTCGATGGATGGATCTGTGCTTCTAGACGAGGCACGAGACGCCATCGAGAAGTTGGATGAAGAGATCATCCTCGCTGGCTATCCAATGCTTTTTCTCACTGGCTGAACTTTCAAAAGCATGGGATGACCTAGGTAATGGCCATCAACACCAGCAAGAAGGTAGAGCCCATCCGTCTCGACACGAGGCGGAAGGTAGAGCCCGCTGGTGAGTTCGACCTAGAGAGCGAGAACGACGAGCTACAGTCGATTTGGGCTCAGGAGCAGGTGCAGGGTGGAGGGACAACGGTAGACTATTGGGGGGAGGATCTACAGGGCTCCACATTGGATCCTGTCTACAACGAGCCCTCCGAGCGGAACTGGTTTGGGCCGTACCGTTTCAAGGCTTTCGTGGAGTTTCCTCCACAGACTTTCGAGGTTCGCGAAGAGGGGAATGCGATCTCTTGGGAAGCTATGATGTGGATTCCTCGGCGCGCCGTAGAGGACGCCGAAATGCCAGCGTCTCCCAAGGAGGGGGATGTCGTGAGGATCTGGCAGATACCTCACTTCGACAACTTCTCTCAGGGGGCGGACACGAACATTCCGGGGGCCGGTTACTATTTCGATGTGATCGGGGTGGAAGAGGACGGACATGTGCACGACAACGCCGAGTTCACCGGGTTCTCGTGCACCATCAAGCGGCGCACGTGGTTCACTCCAGAGCGTCGTGTGTTGAACGAGACGTAGGCCAACTGAGGGGACTATGCCGATCACTGTCGAGATGATGAAGGCGGCTTCGAAGGCGGGGCTGTCGATCGTGTGTGCGTCGTGCGAGCTGTATTGGGAGGCGCGAGACAAGGGCCTCGTGGGGGACCAGTGCCTAGCGACTAACGGTTGCGGCTCCCCGCTGGCGGGCGACTGCTTCCACGAGTACCGCGGCATCATGACGGCTGACGCCTTTCGGAAGTTCTGCTTCGTGTGCGGCGCCGACGCTACGCATCAGCTGGACCACCCGACGTGGCCGCGGGTCATTGGGGTGTGTAGGGATCATGTGGGGTGGATGAAGGACGCCCAGATGCGGCGCCCGCAGCGTCGCCCCTACGTAGGTGCTCCGCCGAACGGCAAGAAGTTCGAGCTGCCCCCGGAGGAATCGCTCATAGGTAAGATCGTTCGAACGGAGATCGAATGGGCGAATGAAGGCGGCTACGAGTTCGACCCCAAGGAGTTCTTGAAGGGCGGCGACGCCGAGGAGAAGGATGTCGAAAGTCTCGATGAAGGTGACGCTGAAGTCTGACGAGACGAAAGGCATCGAAAGACTGCTCCGAGAGTGGCCGGAGAGAGCAGAGAAAGCCAGAGCCCACCTTTCTTACCTCGCGGCCGAGTACGCCTACAAAGATCTGAAGCGGCGCATACCGAAGGGGAAGCACACTGCGTCGTACCGAGAAGGGATCGACTTCGCGGAGGTCAGCGGGGTGGGTGCGGGCGAAGCGGCCCATGCGATCTACGTTGACGTCAACAGCTCGAAGGTCCGCAAAGTTGACGCTCGGAAGGCCGTTCTGTATGTTCGTGCGAAGAAAAGATCGCGCCGAACTCCTCCAGAAATCGCTATTCTGGAGCGCTTCAACCCATGGACTGCCAGCTCTCTTCCATTTCTTCCGAGCAAGAAGGACGCGTTGGTGGTTTCGCGCAAGGCGCGCAAGCGCGACGTCATCAAGATCTCCGAATCTCGGCATCGGGATCGCCCCAAGTGGGCGCCGTTGTTGCGTCGAGCTGGAGTTCGGAAGATCCGCAAAGACCACGACATGAAGATCCCGCGGAAGCTGCGGGCGCTTCCCGACGTGGCGCTGCAAGCGATCAAGATGGAGTTCGGGTTGGGGGCCGAGAAGCCGAAGGCCCACTGGCGCCCGTCGATCCTAGGCTTGCGGAAGAGCGGATTGCGGCGGATACTACGGGCCGAGCGAGAGCTGACGTCGGTCTTCACCAGATCGGATTTTCGGCACTGGAAGAAATGGCCCAAAAAGACCAGTCGAAAGGTTAGACTCGGGGAGGCTCGCAAGTTCGAGGCGTTCCAAAAGAAGCTCGGTGTCCGGGCTTAGAGACGGAAGGAAGGATCATGAACACTCGCATCAACGCGGTTTTGGAGGACATTCGGACTCAGCTGTCTGAGGAAGAAGGCGAAAGCACGGACGTCACGGCAGCAGGGCCTGGTGTTCCCGCAGACGTTGGTGGTGACTCGACCGCCGACGCCGAGGCGGGCTCCGGTGGTGCGGTGAACCCGCCCAACGTGAGCGACACCCTCGATCTCTACCTTTCGGAGATCGCCGATCTGCTCACCGTCGAGTACGGCAAGGGTGCAGAGGACGCCTTCAAGTTCGTGTTCGACGCCGCCAAGGCGCTGGCTGACGAGGGGGCCATTCCGATGATCCCCGAGGACGAGGCCGCGGACGAGGAGATTGCCATCTGGCTCGGCAAGGCCAAGAGCGTTCAGTTCGGTCATCAGGTGTTGAACAAGGCGCGCGAGATGATGGGCGCGTAGAGGGCCTGTGGGAGATCCAAAGATCACACCCCCTTTCTCTGAAGGCGAGCGCGAGGCTTTTCTGCGCCGCCAACGGGGGCACGACCAGCAAGGCACGGTCGGCATCCGTGACTTCGATCAGGGCCTCATCGAGACGATGGGCGCCTTTGTCGAGGATCAGAGATACTGGCTGACCATTCCGGGCATCGACCCTCCGCCCGGACGGCCTGGGGTGTTGGTTACGTTTTCCTTCCCCGAAGCCGAGTTCAAATCCTACGTCCTGCCCCTGGTGCTCATTCGCCGGGACGACATCTCTCCAGCCATGGAGAGGTGGCACCCCGGCTGTGTCACCTATCGGACGCCACCGGCAGACGCGTTGCCTGTGAAGCTCCCGGACGATGGGACGATCAACGCGAACAAGGCGGGGCACGATCGAAGGGAGATGGCCTACCAGGCGACGCCTTTCGACATCACCTACACCATCTCTTGCTTGGCGCACTACCGAGGCGCGCCGGGGCAGCGGGGGCAGGTCCAGTCCGTGTTTCATCACGTGCTTCGGACCTATGGCCCCTATTCGACCGTACTCCTGCACGACAGCCTAGGAGATCCGAGGGAGTACCACACGTTCACAGAGTCCACGTCCGTTTTGGACGAGCACTCCGAGATAGCTGATCGCATCATCGGGCTGGCTGTTAGCCTGCGGGTGGAGGCGGAACTCGATCTTTACGAGCCGGGAACCTTCAAGACCGTCACCCAGCCGTTGACCATAAACCTCAGACAACTGTAATGTAGGTGCGTCATGGGCATGTACTACAACCGCGGGCGAGGCAATCTCCCCCTGACCCTCACTGAAGGCCGTTCGATCTCCGTCCCCGGAAACTCTTGGGTAGAGCTGACCGGTGCGGACGAGACCGTTGCCAGCGTCATGCGCGCCGTCCGCAAGGGACAGCTCCATCGAAAGCCCGAGCGTCCGAAGAAGGCCGCTAAGGCCGAGCCAGCCCCCAAGGCCCCGGCCCCCGTTCCGGCCAAGGCGCCCGCCAAGGCGCCCGAGAAGATCTCCCCCGTAGCTCCGGCTGCGGTCAAGGAAGAGGCAAAGACCCCAGCTCCGGTTGGGGAAGAGGCAGCAGCGACCGCGACTGCTGATCCGAAGCCTTCGACAGCGGGCAAGTCCAGTCGTCGTAGCAGGAAGTCTTCTTCGTCGCTCGACTAGAAGTTTTCCAGCTGCTCCGAAAAGCCATCTGTAGGAGGTAGTCGTGGCTGAGTTTCTAAGCCCAGGCGTATTCATCGAAGAGGTTCCCTCTTCGACTCAGGTCGTTCAGGCCGTCTCCACATCCAACATGGGGATCGTGGGGTTCACTTCGAAGGGTCCGACAGACGAAGCGACTTTGGTCACTTCGGTCGATCAGTTCTACAAGAAGTTCGGTGAACTCTCCGCCGAGACTTTCACCGGCCACTGCGTCCTGGCGTTCTTCGCCAACGGCGGTCGGCGATGCTTCGTCGTTCGTGTCATGCCGAACGACTCGACGGAGGCGGACGTCGACATCACGAGCCGGGTGTACGGTCAGCAGATCAACACCGGTGACGGCTCGACGACCAACTTCACCGACTCCTCTCCGGGGACGCCGATCGATCTCAAGACCACGATCATCGGCTACAACGGCCCCACGGGCGTCAACCCCGGCATCATCATCAAGTGGCGAGCAGCCGGCACGGCGGTCACGACGGAGAACCTGCGCAACCGCGATGACTCTGGCGACGTCACCCAGGTGGGCACCCCCACTCCGGAGCAGAGCTACGAGTTCCGCGTCGACCCCTCGTCGCTGCCAGCTCTCGCCGAAGGCGACTACAAGCAGTACGTCATCGACCCCTCCGCGAACTTCGTGCTGAACTTCGATCCGGACGGCGCGACTCCTTCGACCATCACCGTGGCCACCCCGACGTCGGGGACTGTGGGAACCACGACGACGGCAGCAGGCTCTGTGTGCTCGTTCGACTTCGCCACAGGCAAGGGTTCGGTGCGCTTCGCCGGCTCCGAGGCGATCGTGGCTGGTGGTCACGGCACCACGCTGACCGCGGACTACACGCCGACCACCACCACGTATGCCATCCGTGACGA